TACCTCGAATTGTGCGCGGGCAACGTGATCGACTATCGCGAAGTGATGGCGCGGCTTATTTGGGGCTCGCAAATGTTCGATCTCGTCGAGATCGCATTCGATCCCTACAACTCGCGACAGCTATCGACGCAATTGATCGATGACGGTTACCCGTGCGTTGAAATCCCGCAAGGTTACGGCACGCTCAGCGAGCCCTCGAAGAAAATCCTTGAGCTCGTCGCGTCGGGCAAGCTGCATCACGGCGGGCACCCGATTTTGCGCTGGAATGCGTCGTGTCTATCGACGAAGGAAAGCAATGATCGAATGATGTTTCACAAACCGGAAAGGCAAACCGACACGTCGAGAATCGACGGCTTATCGGCGACCGCCGACGCGATGGCGCGGGCGATCCTGCAAGTGCCCGCCGCCGAGCCGCGTGTCGATAGTTGGTAATCAATGAACGCACTGCAAAAGGCGATTCGCTGGGCATTTCAAAAAGCAGTGGGCTTTCCGCCGTGGACAGCCGCCGGGCCGTGGCCGTCGAGCGTGATCGCGGCGAACAGTGGCAACTATGGCGCGATGCAACTCGCAACCGTTTACGGATGCGTGCGCGTGCGCGGGCAAACAATGGGCTCGCTCCCGTTCTATGTTTACCGGCGGATCAGCGAAGACGAGCGCGAGAAAGCGACCGATCACTGGCTATATCCGCTCTTGTACAACGCGCCAAATAAATTTCAATCGCGCTTTGAATTTTTTGAATGCATGGAGCGCTCATTTTGCCTAGTGGGCAACGCTTATGCGGAAATTGCGCGAGTCGGCAATCGAGTCGTCGCGTTGAATTATCTGAATCCCGAAGCGGTAACCGTTCGCTGGGATTTACAAAAAGGGCTCGTCTATACCTACTCGTTTATGGGCACGTTCAAGCAATTCGGGCCGGAAGATATTTTGCACATCAAGAATTTTTCCTCGAATGGCTTGTGGGGCGACTCGCCGATCCGCTCGCACGCGGTCACGCACGCGATGGAAGCCCAGGATTACGGGCGATACTTTTTGCAAAATCTCGGCCGACCGGGCGGTTATCTGAAATTTAAAGGCAAGCGACCGGCGAACGAAGAAGCGGCGCAAAAACTTCGCGGCGACTGGCAAGCAATTCACGGCGGGCCGGAAAACGCCGGGCGCACTGCCGTGTTATGGGAAGAAGCCGAGTATGTTCCGCTCTCGATCCCGAATGATGAGGCGCAATACATCGAGACGCGCAATTTTTCGGTCGAGGAAATTGCGGGCGGAATTTTCGGCGTGCCGCTCAATTTGATCGGGCACTCGGACAAGACCGCGACTTACGGATCGGCGGAGCAGTTCGCGATTCAGTACATCGTGCATACGGTTCGCCCGCAAGCGGAGCGCTACGAGCAAGCGATCAACAAAGCGTTGCTTTCGCTTGAGCCCGATTTCTTCTGCGAAATGGACTTGAACGGGCTGCAACGCGGCGACATTCAAGCGCAAGCGACGACATCGGCAACGATGGTGCAAAACGGAATCTTTACGCGCAACGAAGTGCGGCGCACGTTCAATTATCCGCTGATCGCGGGCGCGGACGAGCTCACCGCACAAGTCAACATGGCACCACTCGACAAGCTCGGGCAACCGCAGCCCTCTCCCACACCGAGCGATCAACCGCAACAACCGCCGATCAGAAATTCCTACGGGCTCAAGCCGAAGGGCGAGCCGAAGTTACTAATTCAGTAAATCGAGGGGCACATCATGAAGCATAAAGACGTCAAGATCGAAATCAAAAGCGTCGATGGCGAGGGCGAGGGCAGCTTTACCGGCTACGCGGCAGTCTTCCATAACGTCGATCTTGGCGGCGACATCATTGCGCCCGGCGCGTTCACAAAAACCATTGCCGAAAAACAGGATCATCCCGTGTTGTGGGCGCACAACCCGAGCGAAGTGATCGGCATAAATAAAAAGTATGTCGAAGATCATCACGGCTTGTTTGTCGAGGGGCAATTGATTCTCGATGTGCAGCGAGCAAAAGAAGTGCATGCCCTGATGAAAGCGGGCGCGGTCAAAGGGATGTCCATCGGCTACGACACAAAAGTCGATGAATACAACCGCGACACGAAAGTGACGACGCTCAAAGAAGTCAAATTGTGGGAATACAGTTTCACGCCGTTCCCGATGAATCCCGAGGCGCAACTCGTGGGCGTGAAACACCTGAAAGATTTTGAAGACGACTTAGAGCGACTGGTCGATTTCGCATCGTCGCTCAAGCGACCGCTCTCGCCGGTTGTGATCGCGGCGATTGAGCGAGCGGAAAAACAGCTTTCGACACTTCGGGCCGGAGTCGCTCCACCCGAAGCCGTCACGCACGACGCAACCGGGCCGGAGTCGCTCCACTCGGCGGCGAGCACGCTGGACACAATTCAATCTCTAATGCGAGGGGTCTATGGAAATTAAAGACTTGGAAACAAAGCTCAGCGGAGTCGAAGCCGAGATCAGAAAATTTATCGACAAGCACGCCGAAGAGATGAAATTGCGCGGCGAAGCGAGCGCGGAAACGAAAGCGGCGCTCGACAAGCTGGGCAAGGAATGGAAAGAACTGTCGGCGCGGCTTTTGAACATCGAGCAAACGCTCGTCGCTCGCGGCGGAGCAACGCCCAGCGTTCGCAAGACAATCGGCGAGATGGTTGTCGAGTCGGACGGATTTAGAGCGATTGCGAACGGCGCAAACAGCACGGGAAAAATCAAAGTTGGCAACTTACACAAAGCGGTTACCTCGCGGAGCGGCGGCGGCGATGCGACCGTGACACCGGCGGCGGGCGCAACCGATCCGATTCTCAACGCATCGGGCCAAAACCAACCGCTCGTGCCCGATTACCGTGTGCCCGGCATCTTGGGGCCCGGCTTGCGGCGTCTCACCGTCCGCGATTTATTGTCGGTGAACCGCACGACGAGCAACTTGATCCAGTACACAAAAGAAAACGTTTTCTATAACTCGGCTGGGCCGCAACCGGGCGAAAATCAAGTCAAGCCGCAATCGAGCATCACGTTTTCGCTCGCCAACGCGCCCGTGCAAACCTTGGGACATTGGATCGCGGCATCGCGTCAGATTCTCGACGACGCGCCCGCGCTTTCCGATTACATCGACAACCGTTTGATGTACGGGCTCAAGCTAGTCGAGGAAGATCAATTGCTCAAGGGCGACGGCACGGGGCAAAACTTGAGCGGCTTGATTACCAACTCGACGGCTTACAGCCGGGCCAAAGCGGGCGACACGGCGGCGGATACGGTACGGCGTGCAAAGACGCAAGTTGCCGATTCGTTTTTTGAAGCCGACGGCGTGATCCTGCATCCGCACGACTGGGAAGCAATCGAGCTCATCAAGGAAACGACGGGCGGCTATATCCTGTCGAATCCTGCAACCGGCGCGGAGCGGCAATTGTGGGGCTTGAGCGTTGTCGCAACGCCCGCGATCACCGTCGGCAATTTCCTCGTCGGCGCGTTCAAACTCGCTGCATCAATTTGGGATCGCCAGGACGCGACCGTGGAAGTCTCCCGCGAACCCAGCGATTTCTTTATTCGCAACATGGTCGCGATCTTGGCCGAGGAAAGACTCGCGCTCACCGTATTTCGCCCGCAAGCGCTCGTTTACGGGCAATTCAGCGGACTGGGAAGCTAAACATGGATCAATTCTCACAGGGCGGCGATCCCGTATCGTCGCCCGTTATTTCCGAGCATGGCGACGTCGTGAAAGTCGTGATGCTTCAGAGCGTCGATCAGTTACAGCAGGGCACGACGTACACGCTCCGCACTGCATTTGCCGAAGAGCTCGCCGCCCGAGGCGCGGCGCGGATCATCAAACCGCCCGCCGGGCCCAAAGAGTTTAAAGACGAGCAAAAGCCGACGCCGACGCCGAGGAAACGCTCTTGAGATGGCTTTTTGACTTGCTCAACGAGGAAACGCGCACCGATACCGTGATTGTGCGCGGCATCCATTTGCTCGCGTGTATAGCGTTGATTGTGGGCGTAGTTATTTTGGTGATTTCCCATGCATAAGCGGACGAAGCCGCCGAAGCCCGAAGCGAGAGTAAAGCCGCCGGTCGCGGAATTTATTCCCGAGCTTTGCACGCTCGAAGAAGTGAAAACGCAACTCGGGATCATCGACACGAACTCCGACAATTTACTCGAAAATCTCATCACGTCGGCGACCGCTGAAATCCTGAATGAGATCAATCGGCGCGATCTCATGCCTAACCAGCAGTACACGGAAAATATTGTTTGGCGCGGGCCGTCGCGCATATACCTGAAACATTATCCGGTTACCGAAGTCGATGCCGTCACCATGTGGGGCAACGCCGTCGATCCGTGG